ACATCAAGTGCTGCTTCATCAAATTCTTCAAACTCATGATAAACATAATGTCTCATATCCTTATCCATCTTCTTAAGAACTACTGCATTAAGAAGTAAACTTGAAGATGCAATAAATTGGTTACCATATTGTCTATTGAAAGCTTCTTCACCTTTAATACCACCGCCAAGCATACCAACTTCACGTTCTTTCCAAGCATCATCTCTTCCAGGTACTTGCCACCAATCTACTTTAAATGGATGGAACTCACTCTCGCCCTTCACTGCGGCATCATAAATTTCATAGAACTTATTATACCCGTTAGGTGTACTCGTTATTATAATTCTTGATATCTGAGATGAACTCAGAGTAGGGTAAACGTTCTCAAAGAATGATTCTACAATATTAGCTTGAACGTGTGCAAATTCATCAAGGAATAATAAGTGAATTGTAAATGAGATACCTGCTTTACCAGTTGTAGATTGACCTACTAAACGACAACCATTATCAAATTTCATATTGGTTACATCATACTTAAGAATACCTGGCTTCATAAACCAAGGGAGATTCTCAATAATAACTTTCGCTTTATCAATAATTTCTTTTGTTGTATCTAATTTGTTAGAAAGAATAAGAGCATTCTTATCAATATTGAATACTAAATACCATGCAATGAAAATAGCTGAGCAAATAGTTTTACCAATCTGTCTAGATGCAAGACAAACGTTAAATCGATTGTCGCAAAATGTATCAAGCATTTCACCTTGATAATCTCTTAATTTAATGGTCTGTAAACCATCATCTGTCATTACAGTTGCATATTTATTTGCAAAGTAATTAATATCTTTAGCACATTTCTTAAGTTCAGCTTTCTCTTCAGGTGTATAAGCCCAAGCAATGTTACCTTTCTTAAGTGTAGGATTCCTATCATAGAATGGAGTGCCACCTTTTACTTTATAACCTTCATCAAGAGCTTTTACATATTCGCTAACCTTTTTAGTCGACCATACGTTTTTATCTTTTGATTTTATTTCACTTTCATCAAATTTAATTAGAAACTCGTTCCCCATAATAATTCTTTCTTTTTACTCTTCGATGTCATCAGAAAATCCATTCTTACTACCTTCTTCAATAGCATCATCATAACCACTTTTTCCTGCGTCACCGTAGTCGCTTTCTTCCAGCTCTACTATAGTTTCTTGTTTAAGTTCACCTTGAAGTTCCTGCATCAAACCCTTTGTACCTCTAAAGACTGTCTGGTCTTCTTCGTCATCATCGGTTGATTTTAATTTCTTCTGAGATTTACTTACATCACTGTATACTTCTAAGTCTCTTGATAGTTTCTTAGTAGCTTCTTCAGCTGCCATTACATATAAGGTCTGACTCTTAATCATATCTAATTGTGACCTTTGTAAAGTAGCAAGTACTTCAAACATTCTTGGTGATAATTCTCCACCGTCTATTTGTCCTAATAATGTTGTTATTGCTCGCTCTCCTGTTTCCATAAGGAATATTAGTTGAGTAAGTTCCATCTCTTTCAGCTTTAAATTAGCTGTGATGTATTCTTCATGTTCAATTATGTTCTCGCTTAAATAAAACCTAAGCATTTGATGTAGAGTTTTCTTTGCTTTAATCTCAGACTTACTCTTAATATCAACATAATCATGTCTAATTCTATTACTTACAGGCGGCAAACTTTCACCAGGTCCTAAATCAATATCATCGTCATTGATGAGAGAATCTAAAGAATCTCTTATCTGGTTAGTTTGTTCTGTATTATTGTTCTTCTTCGCCATATTATTAGTTTATAGTAGTATTGTATATATCAAAAACTCCAAGTTATCTTGGATTGGTTAATTTCAGCATTCTTTGTTGAGGTTGAGCATTGTCTACAAGTAAGGCCATTTGAGTATCACGCACTACAAATTGATTCAATACAGCTGAATGTTGTTCTTCATCTATAGCTGTTTCGAATATTCTGAAATTAGTCAAATATACTGGGCCACCAAGTAGCATCCAACTATCATTAGAATCTATTGTAATTGGAGCAGATATTGTTTTTACTTCAGAGAACTTAAGTTCAAGTGTAGTATCTTGTGCTTGTGGTCTTGTATTCTGTAATGGTTTATCAAGTTCATACAAATATAAGGCTAATTGATTAAACTCATTATTCAGACTGTAAACAACTGAGTACCACTTATCAGTATCGAACTTATCAAGTTCATTTGAAATATCGTATAAATATGTTGTATCATTTATCTTCACAACAATGTTACCATTCATGATTTTAAAGTACATTCCATCATTACCACCCTCTTGATTGTAACCATAAATTGGAATTGCTATCTCTTTAAATAAACTCCTAGGTGATGTAAGAACGACCGCTGTGTCGAATGTTTCGTTTATTGTAAAATTATTAATGTCTATAATTTCTTTAACTCTTCTTAAGCCATCATACATTCCAGTACCAGTCAAGTCTATTGTATCACCAACATCATATCTATGTTTCTGACTAGTTGTTATTTGAGCGTAACCTGTATTATCTACAATGTCAGTAATAGTCTTAAGTTTTATTTTAGGACCATCTGTAACTTCTGGTACCCATTTGAACCAAAATGTAAAAGCTCTATTATCAGAAGTTTCAATCTTGTTCGGTAACCTATACTTAACTGCAAGTGTAGTATTATCTACTTGGCTTAAATCATAATAATGTTTGCTTACGATTGTCCAGTTGTTGTTTAAGTTATAATCAGTTATAAGTAAATCTACGTTTAAGTCACTTCTTACGAAGTCATTAGCTTCTGTACCGATTGTCTTATATTGTTGAGGCTTAGTAACTTGTTCGTACTCATCTTGTTTCGTTTCTCCGAAGACATCATCTACACTTACTACTAAGTCTTTAAGTTCTTGTTCTTCTACACTTAAGCTATCAGCCCAAGATACATTTTCTCTATCTTCCCATTTCGTTAGTTTAACTCTCCAATATGTATACTGGTTATTATATTCATCAGCTAATGAAACTGAATTTACTTGGAACATTTTATCAATACGAGGAATGTAAACGTAATCTCTTTCCTTTGGCATTGTTCTAGCTCCAAATGCTTCATGGAACGGTTGATACATCATATGAACTTCAAAACCTTCAAATCCCATACCATCAACGGCATTGAATTGAATCTCTTCAGTTGGAAATTCATTGTCTGGTACCATTATTTTGATTTCTTCTACGGCAGTTACTGAATGTAATGTATATTCACCTAAGATTGTATCTTCTGTTCTTATTTTTGGGTCTACTTTATAATACTTAACACAGTGTCCAAATATGTCATTCACTAGATTTCCTAATTGATTGTACATGTTATTAGCTGGTCCTAAATCATATGGGTTAAATAAGTTGTCACCACAATTATCACATACTGTGAGGTTAGGTACACCATTATTATCCCAGGGGTCTTCGCAACATACAGTCTGAACTACTTGTTCTACTATACCTGCTTCAGTTTCTGCTTCTAATCCAATAGAAACAAATTCAAGTTCGTGACCTGTATCTAATTCACAAGCTTCATACTTATATTCAATCCAAAAATCATTTGCTGGATTAAGAACAAGATTCTGTAAAGCTATATCAGTTAAAGGCATGAACTCAGAGAAATTCTTATTATCAGTAGACCATCTAAAATATCTACAGAAATAGTTTTGAGTATCTTCTCCAATAGTTTCGTCTTCATAACCATTGATTTGAGTTAGACATTCATATGGTGAAACGAGTTTTATAACTATTGCATCACCAGCTTCATTTACTTTAGTACCATCTACCATTATTCTTCATTATTTTCTTTTTCCTCGGCAGGTTTAGTTGCCGTCTCAGCAGTTTTCTTTGGAAGCTTTGGCAACGTAGCTGAAGGTTCTCCGCTAGTTCTCAAGTGCTGTCCTAAGACATACAGCGCTATGAACCCAGACAGTGCAGTAAAATAAGCTGCAAGTTGAGTTAAATCTGTTTTGCTGATGATTCCATAGGTGCCAGCGATTAACCACATTGCCATACAGGTATATGTAACTAATTCTCTTTTTGATTTTGGGAATAAACCAGTTGGGTCTTGTGATTTCTTCATAGTTTCTGATGCAATATAAGTACCTACGTAAGTTGTAAGTGATGCAAAAAACCATGAGGCTTGTGACCAAGTGGTATCGTACCAAGCAGCTAAACTGCCCAGTAATAGCCATAATAATATAACGACGTATATCATTTTAACTCTTTTACTAAAATAAGATTTTTTTGACATATCTCTGGCGCCTTTTGTTTATTTATCGGCGCAAGAGAATTAAAGTTATTTCGGGTAGTCTGTAATAAGTATACAGGTGGGATTGTCCATTTCTATTTTAGGATTTATCAATTCAGATACGAGTTCTAAAATAAATGTATAGCGGTCGACCTCAGCTGATTCTACACCAACTAATTCTACGAAGAGGTCAATTTTAGTTAAAAAATCCATTGTATTGATATG